TAAAGGAACTGGTTTTTTTGAAGTAAAAGATTTATCTTTTGTAGGAGTAGGAGTTTGTATATTACCTGCTGCTACTCTAGCTCCCATACCGGGAAATGCAGTAGGTTGTCTAGGGTCTTGATTAGTAAATGCACCAATAGCTGTACCTTGTGGCCCTGTTTGAGTAACAGGTGCAGTAGCACTAGCATCTGGACGTAATTGTGGACGAGTTTGACCTGCAGTTGGCGTAACAGATTGAGTCCTACCGTCTAACGGACTTGTTCTACCATCACCAATAACTGCACTGCCTACCGTTGCCCCTGCAGCTTTCTGTGTAACTTTTGCAGCTTCCTCTGGTTTAACCCCAAGTACACCAGCAACATCATTTACAAGACTACCAAGGAAGTTTGTAATGCCACTAAGCAACCCTTGTTTTTTCTCAGGGTCTATTTCACCGCCATATTCTTTAAAGTCAGCCAGTGCTTTAGTTTTAGCTGCACCATCTGTCATTCTGTCAATGCGAGTTTTCATACTAGCTAACTGTTTATTTTTATCACTACGCATTAAAGAGCCAACCAATATAGCAACAGGACCACCAATCATACCGGCAATAGCTAAACCTGCTGCACTACCTGCCTTACCAGCAAAACTATTTTGTTCTGCCATGTAATTAAAAAACTCATCGTCATTCATAGCGGCATAGTTAGGTGCTGGTTGATCTGGCTGTGGCCCCGGTCCTTCATTATCACCAGAAGGTCGATAGCTACTACGTCTGTTAACAGTCTGAATAGCCGCCTGTGTTGTAGTAGCTGGTGTGTCAACAGGAGGTGTATACAATGTATAGCCCTCTGGTATTTCCATATTAGCTACACCATTTACAGTAGTAATAATAATTGAGTCACCTGCAGCATTACGATACTCTTGCATAGTTACTGTAGGAAATTTCATGTAGTCATCATAATTAATACGAGGCCGATCAATATCTACTGTAGGTGTATATGCAGTTTCTAATTGTTCCATTCCACTATCTGCATTTGAAACAACATCGCCACCTTCTTGATAGGAAGGTACAAATCCACCATTTGCAAACTCCATAGGTTCGCCTTTACCGCCCACAACAATAAGATCAGCCATTTCAAATGGTAAGTCATCAGGCATAGTAGCCTCTTCACTATTGCCCATTTGTCCCATGCGTTCCATTTGTTTAAGGCCTATCTTAGCCTCTTGCCGTAGTGCCATCATCTTATCTAGGCCATGATAGCGTACTACATCTGCAGGAAAAATAAACTCACCCTCACTTACATTAGCTGGTATGTCATCACGTACACCTTCCTTAGTGCCGCCAATGGGTACACGATTGCCTGATACTTCATCAACCTCTCCACCCTCGTCATTTAATCCACCTAGTGCAAATGCTTGTTGTGTTTGCTTATCCATTAGACCCATTTTGTAGTACCTCTTCTCTCAATAAAAGTAATCTGCGTAATGTGTGTATTGCACCTTGCGCTCTGTATACTATAACACTTTCGTCTGTTTGTTCCATAGATCGTTGTTGTTGTTTAATTAANTCCTCAACATAGTTATTGAATTGGTCCCATTCCTGCTGGTTGACCACCAGCGGCTTGAGGTTGTTGAGTAGGTTGTTGTTCATTTCCTGTAAATCCTTGTTGTCCCGGTGCAGGTACTCCACCTGTACCTATCGTCGCTCCACCTACGCCAGATGCGTCTACAGGTGGCTGTCCACCCTGCGGTGGTTGAGGCTGTTCCTGTTGAAAGCCCTTCATCATTTCTGCTTGCAGTGCAGCTTCATTCATATTGTTAGTTACTTTGTCTGGGTCAAGTTCAAGAGACTTTGCAATCTCACGAATAATATAATCAAACTTAGTAAAGGGTGCCAGTGATGGTGCGGCTGCAATCTGCATAAATTGTGTAAGACGTTGACTGCGTACCTCATTAGCCATAAGACTTTCAGTACCACGTGCCTTAACTTCTAAGTCACCCTTAATGTCAGGGTCAAAGTCAAACTGCATGTTAAACCTAAACAAACCCTCGCCCAATGGACGCAGTAAGTAGTCATCAATGTTTTTAACTACAGACTTAATACTTCCCTGTGCTGCACCCATAAGCATACTAATACCTGATGCAGTTCTACCTACACCTGTTACACCTGTTTGACCATGTGCAAAGCTAGGAAAGCCTGTGCTTTCATCTGCAAGTACACGTGCCTTATCAAACAGTTGCAGGTTCTCACCTGATACATTTGGAAACTTAGTACCAAAAATAGCCTGTCCCGGTGCGCCACCTTGACGCCTAAAGACTTTGCCGGGATACAATGACAAGTCTTGACCGGGAACTAGGTTTGTTTCATCAATCTCTATAAGTAAATTACCCGACAGTACAGCATTATCTACAGCCATACGCATAAAACCATTCATCAATGTTTGAGTATCGTCCATGTTTTCGGCAATACCAACACCAAAGAAACTATAGGGATTGAGTTCATACGGGGCAGCATGATAAGGTATACGTGCAGGTTTAAACGGATTAATTACCATACGAAGTAATTTTCCATTACAGACCCACACATTAGCCTGTAGTTCATCCACTTCACTAAGCTCTGAAGGAATGTCTACTCCTTGTTCTTCTAAAAATTCTACATCTACCATACCCCAATACTCTAATACTTCATAGCGTTCTACGCCATGTTCAGGTGCATAGTCAGATAAATCATCTTCCCAAAACTCTTTGTTATAATTTTCACCAAGTTTAATTGCTTCGTCAATTACATTAGCTCTAAAAAAAGGTCGCTTTTTAAGGTTACGTATTTGTGTCCTTGACATTTTGTGGCGTTCAATTACATACTGTGCTTCATCCATATTATTTGCATCTGGATCAGGATAAAAGTTCCACACAGATACATGAGATACCTGTGGTACTGTTTTAATAGTAGGGTTGTATTCGCCATTTTCTTCCCAATTAGGATATTCTTTATCAATAGCAAACGGACCCTTCATTACGCCTGTACCAAACAAAGCCATTTCAAAGGCAGTATTACGAAGATGTTTACTTGCGTTAGATTCTTCTAACTGATCTTGTATTTTTTTCTGCATTTTCTTTGCAGCAATCATAGCAGGACTAAATGTAATAGCAGTAGGTGTCATGCCTGCGCCACTTTTTAAACCGTCAATATCTTTTAGTTTTTCTGTAAGTGGCCCTAGCATTTCACCTAGTGTTTTACTTGTAGCCCCTTTAGCTAGTTCTTTGCCATCGCCTTTATATCCATAAGGGCTTACACTTTTATCTACTTCAGATTCTTTTATTTGTTCAGGTTCTTTAGGGTCAAAATTTACATCTGCTACTACACCTTCAGGTAGTTCTGTAGGGTCTACTGTAAGAGGAAATTTATTGTTAGCAAACATAATTGACTCAAGTTGTTGATACGCTGCTAATGTTTTTGTTTTAGTAACTTTAATAAATACTCTTGATTTTTCAGCTTCAGTAAATTGAACATTAGGACCGTATATACCACGGTAATTTCTATAAGCCGCAAGCCATCTTTGTTCGTCTTGGTTACGGTAATCTTCTGCACGTTTAAATCTTTCCTCAATATAAGGAATAATATTATTAGTACGATAGTCATCTACATCAGATTCTTCACTATCTTCTAGTACAATAGATTCGTCTTCAATGAATGTATTTTCTTCGTCCATTTATATTTCCTTAATATCCAAAAGTTGAGTCTGCTATAGGCATACTGTTATGAGGTACACCTCTATTATCGTAGTCAAATATGCTAAAGCGTGGTCGAGACATTATACCATAACGTAATGCATCGTACAAGTGATCTTCTGCATGTGTATCAACATCTTCTGGATTCTTTTTATCCAGTGGTATAGCAGGTAGTTGTGATATAGTTTCAGTACAGGTATTAAAGAATACCATACGTGCTTCCTCTGTAAACTCGTCTACCTGTAAACGCCTGTGTATTTCATTCTTACCAGCTACACGTGAGCCTTTACTTCTATCTGAAGGACGCCAACGACAGCCCCTCATAATCATTTGTTCTGCTAGACTAGGGCCAGTATCACCACGTTTGTGCCACAGTGATGAGTCAAGTACTCCGTAACGCATGTTACCATCACCAGCTCTGCCTCAAGTACCATGTCTGCTAAGTCTACCGCAAGAACTTTAGATACATATAACTCTCTGTACACTACCAACTGCTCATCAGGACTAACCGCAAACCATAAGACTCCTGTGTAACTTCCGTAACCGTAATCGCAAGCTCTAAACTTAACCCAGTTATTAGGAATTTCAAAAGGCTCAATGACATGATCGTGTCTATTAAACTCAGTGAAGGCTGCACCTTCTTTAATGTCCCAATCACCGTCTAGTAATTGCCTACGTTGTTGCTCTGGTAGTGACAAAAGCATTGCTTCATAGTCACCCTGTTGCGA